GCGGGAACGTACACGATGGACGCCACGGACTGGCCGCTGGGCAACGATTCATGGCTGATGGGCATACAAGCCCATATCTCCCACGACGACGGGAGCGAAGGAGCAAATGTGTTCGGACCTAGGAACTATGGGCCGAAAACCTTGAAGGCCGGCACTCTCCAATGCAACATTTTCGTCAACACCACGGGCGAGGTCGATAAGACCTTCACTCCCCGCCTGTACAAGATCGACTGATTCTAGCCCCACACCATTCCGTGTGGGGCTTTTTCATTGACGGCCCCGAGTGGGCCCCGATAATCCTGACCCACGACCGTGGGCCACAAACAACAATCCATCCCGAGAAAGGGGAAAACATTGGTCAATAACAAGGACAAGCCGTTGTGGAAGCGTCTGCTCGCCAAGGGTATGGCGTTGTCCGCCGCCGTGTGCATGATGCTGCTCCCGGCGACCGCGCACGCGGACATGCAGGGCATCGACGTGTCCAACTGGCAGTGCGGCATCGACATCGCCAACACGCAGGCCGACTTCGTTGTCGTCGGCACCACATGGGGCACGGGACAGGTGTATAACAACTGTCTCGTGTCCGGCGTCAACACGGACGCCAACCGCATGATCGCCCAAGCGCAGGCATCCGGCAAGCGATTCGGTTTGTACCATTACGCGATGGGAGGCAACCCGGAGGCCGAGGCCCGGTTCTTCTACACGAATACGTCGAACTATTGGCGTCACGGCATCGTGGCGCTCGACTGGGAGATGGACGATAATCCCGCATGGGGTAATTGGGATTGGGTACGCCGATTCATGGCGGAGTGCGAACGGCTTTCGGGCGGTGTGCGCCCATTGCTGTACACCGGCCCGGTGGCCGGCACCATCCCGCAGGACATCCGCGACCGATACGGTTTGTGGATCGCCCAATACGCGAACATGAGCCCGACCGGCTATCAGGCCAATCCGTGGATGATCGGCGCATACGGCGAGGCCATGCGCCAATACAGCGGCACCGGCGTGGTCAACACGTGGAGTCCCATCGACCTCAACCTCTTCCGTGGCGACGCATGGCAGTGGGACCTCTACGCCAACCCGACCGGCGGCTCCACGCCACCGGCCACACCGGCCGCGCCCGCACAGCCGAACAACCCCCCGGCCGACACCAGCACGGGTGGCATCAGCCACACCATGCAGTGGGGCGAGACCATCTGGGGACTCGCCGTAGCCTACAACGCATGGCCCCTGTCCGCATGGCATACGCCGAGCGGTGACATCAACCGCTACTACGTGGGCGATGTCGTAACCTACGGCGGCGGCTCCACAACCGCGCCGTCCCACGGAGTCTCCAAGGTTCTTCAATGGGGCGACACCGTATGGGAGTTCGCCACCTCCCACGGCTACAACGTCAGCCAATGCACGGTACCCTCCGGCAACATCAACGTCTACTACCCCGGTGACGTGGTGACCTGCCGCTAAAACCAACCGATGCCGCCATTACTCCCGATGGCGGCATCACCACTATTTTTTTGATCGGAGCAAAACATGACCGACAACACGCCGGACACCCAACTCGAAGAAATCACGGAAACCGGCACGCCCAATATTCCCGACCATACGGCCACGCCGTACACTCCCGTGTTCAATGACACGGTGCGCACCGTCATCTACGTGGTCACGCTCGTCGCCTCGGTCATCGGACTCGGGTTCATGAGCTTCGGCTCCCCCGAAATCGGCGGTTTCATCAGTACCGCCGCAGGCATCATCGCCGCAGGATTCGGAGTCGCATACAACCCGGTACGCATGGCCGGCAAGTAGTCGCAGCGAATAAACACCGCCCCTCCATCCGGCATAACGCTGGACGGAGGGGCGGTTTTCGCGTATTCAAAACCAAGTTCAAGCCCATGGCAAAGGAACACCGACCACACGGGCCAAGGCATACGCCAATGCAAGCGCGACTATCAGAGCGCAGACCGCGACGAAAACGTAGTCTCCTAGCAGACATGCTCTAAGGAACAATGGATGCTCCCGCGCGAACACCCGCATTCTTTCACCCCTATTCTTATCCAGATGCGTCGAGGTCGCACAGTCGTGGAACAGGTGCATGAACGGACGCCATCGCGCCATACGCACGAACTGGTCCGCATCAGCGACATCATTCGATTGCTTGGCTTGAGGCGAATCCAACGGATCGTTTTCCTCAACCACTTTCGCCGCAGCCACGGCCTTGCTCGCATCCGTGGAGGATATGCCGGATACCGCGTCTAGGTCCGCGTCCGGCGATTCCACAGCGTCGAAACCGGTGTCGTCATAATCCGCCATGTCAGATGTCGGCCCCGTGCTTGCGCAACCGTTCCATGCGTTTTCGAACCGCGGCCAGCGAGACGCCGAAATATGCTGCGGCCGCGATCATCCCATCGTTCTTGACTTTCTGGATGAAATCGTGTTCGGGCATGAGCAGCGCACCGGCGAACTCGTCCGCGTAGAATTCGTGGATGTCGTAATCGTCGGAACGTTTGTCCATGAAAGCGAAATCGTTGTCCTGCGCTATGGTGACTCGTTCCACGAAATGCCCCAGTTCGTGTGCGAGCGTGAACCTGCGTCTTGTCTGTGGTTCGGTGCGTTCCGTGTAGGCTCGGGGCTCGCTGCTGTGTTCCTTGACTATCATGCCGCTGACACCTTCGGGAAGCTCACCGGTGTAGGGCGTGACACCCATGGCCTTGCATATGCTCACGATCTTGACCGGATAGGAGTGGTCCCAGTAATTGTCAAGGGTTTCTTGCGCTTTGCGGCGCGCATCCTGCCACAGTAGGGTCATGACTTCTCCTTCCCGGTATTGACCTGATATCCTATATGTTCAACGTTAACAGGAGCTCAGGCCCAGGCATTCCCTCGCATAGGCTTCAACCTCACGGTTCTCTTCATCGTCACCGATAAGCAGCAGCCATGCTGCGGGAATCTCCCTACGCACGTCCTCCTTGCGTATTTTTTTGATAAGCCCTTGTGACTGTAAGAACATGCCAGTCTGGCTTATACGCTGTATCGCCGACTGTCGCCTTGAGGCAATCAGTCGTCCGTTATCTTCGCGCTGTAGGGCCTCATGGCTGAGGATTCCCATGCTGAACTGTTCTGCAAGATGCCCCCACCCGCGTTCGTAGACACGGCTCGGCAGACCTTTGCGTTGGTTTTCCTCGGTGGGCGGCCAATCATAGGTGATCTCGGCCATAGTGAGCATCATGGCGTATGCCGTCATGTTGGGCGTGGGGTTACCTCGAAACATGGTGAGGAATTTTCCTTCGGCTGATAGGCGCATGACTTTTTGTGCGTTACGGTATCCCAAGGTCTCCATCTTTCCTCCACGCCTAGCGGTAATCTGGACGCGGAAAATGTTGCATCGTTTTCCTTTGTGCCTCTCGGTGTTCCAGCACCGGGAGGCGTTTTCTTTTATGTCTACTACCATAGCACACAATATCTCAGCAGCAATACTTTGCATTATTGCTACAGCCTATCTGATGGTATTTCAGCAGCACTAACCTTATATAGGTAATAAACAAGTTATTGATAGAGATATATAACTAGAGCGCTTCGCGGATTTTTTCCCATCGGCAATCACCGTCGATTTTCGCCACGCCGAAACCGTTCCGCAGCCCAACCCGAAGATTTGTTGGAGAATGTTGGAGAATGACATTCCTAGACGCCGGAAATCTTACCCAAGATACAACGAGACCCCTTGCAAACATTGGCGTTCGCAAGGGGTCTCAATGCCTAATCAGCGGGCGTTTCAGCACACCTTCCACATCCAGTAACGTATAATGAAATCAACGGCTCCCACGGAAAGAACGGCGGAATTCCAACGATTTGATACGATTGGTATACCATTGGAATACCATTCGCCACGGATTGTTTGTTGGAGAATGTTGGAGAATGGAGGATGCTGAATGCCTAGGATAAGGAAAACCGGAGCGGTCTACCCCATCCGCCACGAGCAGCGGAAAACACTCAAGGACGGCACGGTAAAGACATACGTGAACTGGCAGGCCAAGGTGGACGGCCGATGGGTGTCCGCCAAGACCTACAAGGAATGCGACAGGAAAATAGCCGAAGCCCTCAAGGAGAAAACCGAATGGGGCATGGGCGTAGACCGCGCCACCCGGCTCGGGGAATACGCGGCGCAATGGTTCGAGATGAAGAAACGCGACCTCAAACCCAAGTCCATCAACAACTACGCGAGCCTCATAAGCGTGCACCTGTGCAAGTACGCGAACGAGAAGCTGGGCGAAGTGACCGCCTCGGCGGTGCAGCGCATGATAGCCAACATGCGCAACCTCGACGGCACCCCATGCTCATACAACCGGCAGCTTGGCTTCTACAACATCCTTAACCAGATATTCAAGGCGGCGGTGGCCGACCGGCTGATACCCACCAGTCCGGTCACCAGCGCGGCAAGGCCGAAACGCAGGGACACGGGATTGGCCGGGGACCGGCGCACCATCAACGGGCCCGTGGCCGTGTCGGCGGACAGGCGCAGCGGCACGCAGGACCGCAAGGCGTTCACCGTGGAGCAGATGCAGGACATGCTCGAAGCGTCCTCCGACGACCTGTTTCTGGGGGCACGCCAATGGTGGCGTCTGCTCACCGGCATGAGGCAGGGGGAGATACTGGGAGCCACGTTGGACGATCTCGACCTGTGGCGGGACAAGACGTTGGAAACCCCGGACAGCGGCGAGATATGGATAGGCACCTACACGGTGAACTGGAAACTGGAAAGCCTCGACAAGGAGCACGGGTGCGGCGGGCCTGACCGGAACGGCGTCTACCCGTGCGGTTTCAAACGGCCTTCGAGCTGCCCCCGATACCGGTGGAGGGTGCCGGACGGATACGACATGATACACCTGTGCAAGGGGTACGCTTTGACGCCGCCGAAGTCCGCGAGAGGCAAGGTCGTGCCGATAATCCCCCAGTTGGGCACCGTCGTGCACCGGTATCTGGAGGCCACGGAGAATATCATCCCGAACCCGTACAACCTGATATTCAGGACGCGCGAGGGTATGCCGTTGGCCGCGTTGGATGACAGGGCCTCGTTTCGCGACCTCATGCGCAGGGCGGGCATCCCCGACTACGAGAACCGGTACGGGCATGAATGCCGCAATTCCGTCGTATCGCTCCTGTTCCACATGAAGGTTGATCCCGGCATCATCCAACGCATCGTCGGCCATTCGAGCATAGCCATGAGCGAGCATTACCGCACTGTGCCCGTGGAGGATTTGATGCGCGGCATGGAGACGATAGGCGACGGGCTCGATTTGAAGCAGATCGAATGGAAGGCATGACTTGGCGTGCCGCCGAGTATGATCGAAGTGTCTCGTGACATGTTGATAGCCGACCGAAATAAGCGGAACATACTTGGACGGTGAGCGTCCGGTATGTGTCAAGTGCCGTGGCCCACAATAGGGTCACGGCACTTTCATACGAACAAGAATGGTCCCGTCCTCTAATACAGGAAGACGGGACCATTAATGCCATTATGCTGTGGAATCAGGCACTGGCATGTCCAGCTAAAGGATATTCCCAGCCATGTCCGCTCTCATTGCCATAGACCAAGTATCCATCCGTTGACGGAAGATCAAACAGCACCTTGCCTTGAGCCTTCACCCCTTGGCCTATTATCTGGGGAAGCCGCTGATTTTCGGGTAGGCATGTGTAGGTTGTTATCTTTGAACTGGTTCCATCGAGATTGCCGTTCCACTGGGTGCCATCATTTTGAATATACGTCCAATAGCCGGGAGCGCCCAGTCCCAAAGGCCCATAGGAATCCGAATCAAAATCGGAAGTTGTTTCAACGGTGATGTCCAGAACGACGAAATGACCGTTTGCAGGGCTTGTTTCAGCTCCTTCGTAAGCCGGGACGCATGGTGCGTCAAGGGTTATGTTGGTTACGGTCCATGAAGCGAGTAGGGTTTTGTCTGCCTGACTCTTATAGATGCTGGCAGTGTCGCCTATTCGTTTGATGAGGTTGCCTCGGCTGCTTGTCTTGGGCTTCTCCGTTTGCTGAGGTTTTGCCTTTTCCGGTTTCTTGTAGTCCTTGGACGAGGCGGCTTCATCAGTATTATTGCGGATTGCTGTGTTCACGGCAACGGCAACTCCTACCGACAGCGCCACCACGACAATCGCCGCAACCAGAAGCTGCCACCATTTCAGGGTGACGGTACCCTTGCTTTCAGTCTTGTGCGATGGGTCCGGTACGGGTTGTTGCTGTGGCTCGCTCATTATTATCCCCTTCTCTTCATTGGGTTGGTTCTTCATATTCTACTTATTTAGTGCTATTCGCAGGCAATTCCGTCACCGTCACGGTCCAATGACGAACGATAGCCCGGCTGGCCCCGATACAATGGCGCGGCGCCGGCAGCTCGCGCTGCTGAACAGTTCTTGTAATACGCCCAACCGGTCGAGGAGTCGTCGGAGGAATAAGATGAGCCCGAATTGGTTGACGTCGAAGCCGCTGCTGCGGCGTCCTCCCGTTGCTTTACCGCGTTCTCGCGTGAGTCAAGCTCAGATGACCGACTATCCAAATCCGATTGCCTTTTATCGAGTTCAGCCTTCTTGCTGTCGTACTCATCCTTGTAGGGTTTGAGCTCATCTATCCGCTTCTGATTGTCAATCACAATTGACTGCAAGTCAGATATCTTACTGTTGAGGTTCCGGACTTCCTCTTTATGGGCGTCGATCATCTTCGTGTATTCGGGCTGCTCCACCGGATCACGAGAATCGTATCCGCCTTGCCAGCCCATGAAGAAGGCGATTAGCGCGACCAATACAAATGCCAGCACCATGAATACCGCGAAAAGCGGTGCCGGAATCCTGTTCACTGCACGACTCGCGGCTTCAATGGATTTCTCGACAAGATCATCCTTCTCCGGCTTCGACCCCTTAACCTCAGTCGCGGCAGTAGAAAACGCGGGCTTAGTGGTGCTGGGTTGAGTCTTGGCGGCATTCGCCTGCTGTTTCACCTGATGCTTCTCTATTTGGGAGATTCTTCTGCTCAGGTCATGGAAGAACACGCTAAGAACTCTGTCTCCATCCTCGCCTTCTTTGATGAGATAGACGATGACCTCATGATCTTTCACCCTTATCCGCAATTTGCTTCCAAAGGACGAGCGAGCTCCTATATCAGTACCTTGCTTAACCAAGACGAGAGGAGAATACGGCCCTGATTTAAGTAGGGAATCGATTGCCGTCTTAATCAGTTGTGGCGAGCATTCGTATGTTTTTGATTGACTAGACACCACGTCCCCTTGCCGAAACCCATTCTCTCCGTATGAGCGATACTATCATTATTTGGCTTGAACGGAGAACATCTGAATTGCGATTATCCAATATCTGGTGCATAATCAGAATCATGCAATCGAACAAATGTTCTATCGGATTGACGGAACCGCCGTCTGAGATGAACCTTGCTCGAATCAACGGGAACGAAAAAGAGGTCCGCCCATCCCGCGAAGAACCGGCGAACCTCTCAGCATTGCCACACCACCAGAAGAAGGCGCGACATGAGCTAGTCTAACACTATTCGACTCGCCTGCGGCCTACCGAAGCGGCTATGAGGGCAAGGGAATCAGGAAGTCCGACCATCGGCGCGATGATATCCAGCTCGGAAATCAGGAATGACTTTTTTCCCGTCAGCCGATCGCTGACATAGGACTGGGCCTTTCTGCCTATCGCTTTTGCGATATCCATCTGAGTGAGATGCTTGTCCTTCATTCTCGCGTCAAGGTATGCACCTATTGCGATATCTGTGTTTGAGATTTTTGCGTTCATAACAAACAGTATATCTCATATAACATATCTTGTCGGGCGTGTCGTTCTTTGACATATCTTAAATAAGATATATAGTTGTAACCAGCAAATCGGAATACGGTACAAACACATTGTTAAATATCGTATATAAGATACGGAGACTTCATGGACACCAACGCATTCATCTCGCAGGCAATATCGGTACGCCTTCTGCGAATCAAGAAGAAGCAGTATCAGCTCGCGTCCGAACTGAATATCGACCAGACAGTGCTTAGTCATTACATGACCGGCAAAAGCTCTTGGAACGCCAAGGTAATGGACCGCATTGCCCCTCTCCTCGGTTGGGGCTCTGCTGTTGACATCGCGATTGCCGCAGAAGAGGAACGACAGATTATGCGGTCGATTCCCTCTTCTGAGTCTCCCAAGCCAGAAGCTGAGCAGCGTCTTTCTGAGTCTCCTGTATTGGAGGTAACAGCATGAGTACAGAAAACATGGAAGCCCCTGAGATTTACAGCGGAAAGGTAGGAGTAGAGATCGTACCGGATATGCGCAAGCTCAGGAGCTTCGCCAAGGACTTCATCGCCCTCGTGGACAGTTACTGGCCGGAGAACCCCGGTGGAGTAGACGAACGCGAGCAAGCCTCGCAAGCATCATGGAAGACGCCTTGCCGCAACGTTCGTCTGATGATGGACCGATACGAATCGAAGAATCATGTACAAGACTAAGTCCAAGACCAATGAGCATGGGGAACATGTCTATGACTCCCCTGCTATCGGCAAGGTGATGTACGACCCGTTGGAGGCGGATGTCACGAAGACCTTTGAGGCCCACATTTTCAAAGGTGAGGCGCATCCGGGATACGTAAAGGTGACGGCACCGCTTTCCGTATGCGAAAAACTGACCCCGGAACAGGCCCGCGAGATAGCGAAAGCACTCAATGATCTGGCGGATAAGGCCGAATCCTTTCCGAAGGAACTTAACCCGATAGGCAGGTGGCGATATGAGTGACGGCAACTATTCGTATGTCTCGGATTCGTCGGAGCGTGTTGCCAACGAGCTGAACATTCTCAACACGTGGATGGCTCAGATCGTGGAAACCGGGCTTCCCCAAATCTCCGCGCAGTTGGCGGAAATCTGGGGAGAACAAGCCAAGCGTCGTGAGTCAGACTCCGAGTTTGTCCAGACGGTCGGAAAGCTCGCGCTGGTTGGCGGTGATAACGTCAATGGCCTTGGCTGTGGAGTCCATCGACGTTTTGATGTGTCTCAGCCAGGTCTCGGCGTTGTTGGAGGCGTTCAGGAAGCTCATGTCTCCCCTGATCTCCCGAGCCGCTTTTTGAAGCGCGTCGATGTCGGTCATTTTTCATTCTTCCTTTCGGGTTTGGCATGTGGTTTGGCGATTACAAGCCTAATCCGAAAGGGCCTTTAAACGATATTCACAAGAAAGAGAAAACAATGGTCAGCCAAAATCGTAACCTTTCCCAGAAGCTCGTGGTCGAGGAACGTCACACCCGTGAATACTTCACCGGCAACGTCACTGCCGAAGGTCTTATCAACGCGGAAATCGACACCGATTACGGTGCCCGCCCCCTCACTCCAAGTCAGGCGCGTTTCGCCGCCAAGGCCCTTGAAGACCTGGCCGACTGCGCCGACGAGAAGAACGAGGAATAACAAGTCTTGCCGCAGTGGGTCGTTTTTTATCCACCTATCGACTACAGGCAAATAAATACCATACTGCGATCTGCTGCGGCAACCATCGGCCGGAACCCTTCGGGGTGTCTGGACACGCACCATCGTCACCACGCCATAGGACTCGTCATACATCTCTCACGGTTGGTCAACATTGCAACACGGTGACGGCAAGGACGTTCTCGGTTCGAATCCGAGCCCGGCCACGCGGAAAGGACATGTCATGAACAGGAAAACGTATGGGGCTCACTGCTCCGGCTGGCAGCATTCACCTGATGAACGCCGACACCGGCATGAGAACACGAAGACAATCACTTGTCTGACGTTGGCGGCGACCGGGTTCCTGATTCTCTCACTGCAACCCTATGCGGGCCCGTGGAGCATTCTCGCAGGCTTCATGTGCTGTTCGCCCGTCATGCTCTCGTTCGCATTGTCGAAAGGAACACAAAAATGATCTGGTTCATACTCGCCGTAATACTCCTGCTCATCGGAGTCGGCATGATAGCCGTCGCACTCGCCAACGGTGGCGACGGAGCCGGTTTCGGCTTCATTCCCATCATCGTCGCCGCACTGTTGATGATTCCGGCATGCCTATACTCGCTGGACGTAGGCGAGGTGGCCGTCATCCGCAACATGGGCGGCTCCGTCGCCGGTCATGCGGAGAACGCGGGCTTCCATGCGAAGGCGCCGTGGCAGTCGGTCATCAAATACGATACGCGCAACAACCTCATCAACTTCTTCAAGGACACCGACTACAAGTACGACGGCGGCAGCGCGGAAGGCAAGGAGATCACGGTCAACGACCGTAGCGGTGCCAGCGCGAACATCGACATTCAGGTCAACTATTCGCTCGAACCGTCCGCCGCCGAAATGCTCTACTCGGAATACGGCAAGCAGACCACGTTCACGCAGAACTACATCGGCAACGACCTGCGCAGCGTGGCCCGTGAAACCTCCGGCAAGTTCGACACGATCACGATGCTCACCGACCGTGGCAAGTACACGAAGGCCGTGCAGGACGCGCTCACCTCGAAATGGAAGAGCATCGGCCTGACCGTCGAACAGGTGTCCGTGCAAGACATCCGCTACCCGAAGTCCATTACCGACAGCTACGCGCAAGCCCAAGCCGCCGAGGTCGCCAAGCAGAAGGCGAAGAACGAGCAGGAGACCGCGAAGGTCGAGGCCGAGACGAAGCGCATCAAGGCGCAGGGCGAGGCCGACGCGAACAAGGTGCTGAACGATTCCCTGACCGACAACGTGCTCCGGCAGCATTACATCGACGCTTTGAAGAACGCCGACCAGCTGATCGTCACACCCGAGGGCTCCAACACCCTCATCCAACCCAAATGATTCTTCCGGGCGTGGTTCTTTATTCCTTTACTTCCTCGTCCGGTGGCAGCCAAGCGCATGGTGCCGCACCTACGAAGCCTTCCAATGGTCATGGACTTCTCCAAGGTGCACCGGGTTCGACTCCCGGCTTGGCGCTCAGAAAATTTAACCCCTTCGCGTCCTGCGTCGGAAAACCAATACAAGGGTTTTCGGACGTGTCAGCACCGGCGCAGAAGGACAACCAAACAATCAAGCCCAGTGAAGGGAAACAATCATGGAACTCACACCATCAGACCAGATGAGACTGCTCAACGAGGCCCGTGGACTATTGCCGCAGGGCGAGCTCGAACACCGCGCGAGGCAGATACTCGACTCATATACGCCGAACCAGCAGCCCGCGCCACAGACACCGGGCTCCCCGCGACTCATCATCAGCGACTTCCTCCGTTCGAAAGGATTCGAGCCGATGAGGAAAAGCGCGTTGCACTTCGGTTCCCGTTTGGCCGAGAACTACAAGATGAAGTTCGGCGCCTACCCGCCCAAGCACGGGAAGACCTACATCTACTACGAGATCGACCGGCCTCTCATGGAGGAGACGTGGGCTCAGATTCAGACGGAGGACGCCGACTGATGGCATCTGATTTCAACTCCATCGCCAAAGCCATCCGTTATCTCGGTGATTGCGTCCGTTATCTCGCTGACAAGTATGTGGCCGTGAACGATCGCGTGTACTCGGATTGGAACGAGGCCTCGAAGGTCGTGGGAGACGTTGGCCGTGACCATGTGGCCGATTATGCGGAGGCCTCTCACAAGCAGGGTAAGTCGCGTACTTGGCGTCACAGTCACCTGATGGAACGCGAGGAACAATTGTCCATGCAGTCGAGGGGTTCTCATGTTGACCCCGAATGATGTCCGGCATAGAAAGTTCCGCACGTATCGTTCCCTGCTTTACGGAGAGGTCTACGACGTGGAGGACGTTGACGATTTTCTCGACTTGGTGGCCGACACCATCAAGGTTTTAGGCAAGGAAGTACTCAAAGCAAGAAAGGAGGGGCAATGACCGTCGAGCAGATGACCGATGACGATTACTTCGCGTTTGACGCGGTGGACCAGACCGCGTTGAAGAAGTATCTGGTCAGCCCGTTGGCGTATTCGCAGTATCTGACCGGCGAGCATTCGTCCTCCCCCCAGTTCGAGTTCGGGAAGGCGGCTCACAGTCTCATATTGGGCAGTGGCCCCGAGGTGCTGGTGAAACCGAACCTACGCACCAAGGAAGGCAAAGCCAGGTATGCGGAGACATTGAAACTGCATGAGGGCGAGGATATCGTATGGCTTTCCCCCGATGATGTGGAGAAGGTCGAGGCCATGCGGGACATGGTTGGAGATTTCTTCACGAAGCTGGATGGTCAGCCGGAGGTGGCGATGATCGCCGCCGACCCTGATACCGGATTGTTGATTAAGGGCAAGGCGGACTGGTTGCCGTCCACTCCCGACCCGGATGGTGTGCTGCGTATCCGTGATTACAAGACCACGGTGAAGTCGCCGGACGAGTTCGAGCGTTCCTGCTGGCAGTACGGGTATCACATTCAGGCCGCGTTCTACATGCGTCTCTACCGGTTGACGATGCCCGAATATAAGGGGCCGTTGGGTTTCGAGTTCGTCGTGCAGGAGAAGAACCCGCCGTTCGACTGGATGCGCTACGAGATTCAGGAGGATTCGCCCATCATCACCGAACTGGCGGAACCGAAGATAAACCACGCCTTGCAGGGCATCAGATGGTTCCGTGACAACACGGAGGACCCGTTGGAGGCCATGAGGGCCTACGGGTTGCCTAAATTCCCGAAGGATGTCGTGTTCCCCGACTGGAAGCTGTTGGAGGAAGAGGAGGAGATTGAATCATGGCGGTAATTAAGAAGGACGCTCGGGGCGGTCGTGGCACGTATGCGACCCTGGCTCAGGTCGTGAACTATGTGGACGAGCAGGGGTTCGACCTGCAATGGCCGACCCAGTTGGTTGACGGACGCCTGTATGTGGATACGGCCGTCAGGAAGAAGGGCACGGACAAGTGGATTGCCAGTAATTGTCTTATCCCGGTCGAGGTGGGTGATTCGCGTGGCATGAGCGTCATGCAGGCCCTCGGTTCCGCATTGACGTATGCGCGACGATACAGCACTTGCGGCGCGTTCGGACTGGCGACCACGGATGATGACGGTGAGACGAGCGGCTACAAAAAGCGTTCTGTCAAGGGTATGACCGACGAGCAGAAAACACAGATCGACCGGATTCTTGAAGACTGCAAGATTCCGGTGGGTCAGGAGAACGGTTTCATCGGCAACGTCCTGCAAACGCGGGTCGCTTATGGCACGTTGACCGAATATCAGGCGCAACGGTTCATCGACGCTTATCGACAGCATAACGACAAGGTTAAGGAGGCTCCCAGTGAGCAGTGAGATTGGTTTGAACGACGTGAAGCCGGGCATGTGGGTTGAGTTTGATGATGCGGACGGGCATTATGCGGGCGAACTGCATGAGATGAAGAACTCGGAAAGCATGGTGGACGGTCTCATCATGAGTATGGGCCATAAGCCGCCACTGTACATCGAGACCGAGGATGAAGGCAATCTCGTGGTTTTCTTGGATTTTGGCGATGGGTACAGTACCGGTTTCGCTCGGAACGTGCATGTGTACGAGTCGAAGCCCGAGACGGAATCCGTCAAGCAGGCTGAAGATGATGACAAGAAACCGTTCTGGAAAGGCAAGACCTGCGGGGAGCTGGAAGGGCTGCGTGTCAAGATAACGTGGAATAACGGCGACACGATGACCAGTACGCTCGACATGGTGGAAAACGTTGCTCATTGCGTCTCTCTTTCTCCCGCCATTCGTTCATCCTCGACTTTCGTCCCTTACTCCGGTATCAAGTCCATCGAACTGGTGGATGATGCTTTCCGTGAGCGTATCACCGATATCACGAAGGTTCGCCCCGGCGACAAAGTGGTGGTGAAGAGCGGCAACGAGTACACGGTGAAGAAGACGGATTCTGACCGTATGGGCGGACAGACCCTGTGCCTGAGTATCGGGGAGCTCGGCTTTCCGGACGGGTGGTGGATGGAAGACTCCTTTTTCCAATATGCGTACCGCGGACCGTACACGATGGATGACCTTCCGAAGGAGCCGGGCTTCTACAAGGCTCGCACCGAATCGGTGTGGAAGCATGACGGCAAACGTTGGATGCCGGTGCTCTCCCATGATGGCACCATCGCCCCCGCCTTCCCATGCCAGTCCCAATCCCGCAGCCAGTTCTTCAAGACCAGTGTCCGGGATGATCGTTTCCCGTTCACGAAGGTGGAGGCGAGCTTCGAGTGACTTTCACCCCGAGGCCGGGCTGCAAGTGCGCCAGATGCCTGTGGGCTCACGGGGACAAGATCACGCTCCCCCAATGCCCCACATGCGGTGCCGTTGATTGCGCCGGAGCCCAATCACACATGCTGGTCTGCAACAGGCGGGCCATGGAGAAACACAAGACGAACAATTACAGGAGGAATGCGTAATGGCCGGAGAACCAAGCATCGAGTTTACCGGATATGCGGGAGAGATCAAGGATTTTCAGGATTCCAGTATTCTCAACGTCAGCGTCCATCCGGGTTACACGGATAAGAACACGAACCAGTGGGTTGACAAGGAGCCTCAGTTCTATGGTGTGCGTCCCTTGTCGAATCAGGCGAAGGATGCTTTGAATCAGGTTCGCCAGTTGAAGTCCCAGCCGAACATGAGCGTGAAGGTTCTTGTGAACGGCAGCTTGTCCAAAAGAGTGTCGGAAAAGGATGGGAAACGGTATGAGAATTGGGATGTCGCGGCCCGCACCATTGCGGTGTTGAGCGCGAAACCCAAGGCCCAGCAGTCTGGTTTCCAACAGTCGCAGCAGCAGTATCAGCAAGGATTCCAGCAGCCGCAACAGGGATTCCAGCAACCGCAACAGCAGTATCAGCAGCCTACGGACCCGTGGAGCCAACCCCAGGACGAATACGGAAATGGGCAGATCTAACCCGTCCCAACACGTCAAGGATTTGGTGGACGCACGCGACCAATACCGGTGCGTCCGCTGCGGTAAACCATTCCATTGGAGCGGTTTCAGCCGGCATCATCGCAGACTCCGGTCACACAAGTGGCCGGGACTGCATGAGGCGTCGAACCTCATCTTGGCGTGTGGGAGTGGCGATACGGGATGTCATGGGTGGATTCACGCCCATCCGCGTGAGGCCATGAGCTTGGGGTACATCGTGAGCGGTTTCAACGATCACCCCGAACTGGTGCCGATTCTCACCGCCCAACATGGTTGGGTGCTTCTGGACGATAAGGGAGGTTGGACGCGATGCGAACCGCCGAAGCAGTAAGCCTGTTGTTCATCCTGTTCTGCCGTGACCCGCAGTTTCGGCGGGCGTTGTACAAGCTCGACCCTGTGTTGTTCCGCAGGTTCACTAATGGGGAGGTGTGGCTGTGAACGTTGATGACATGACCGATGAGGAGTTCATCGACTATTGCCGGAACGGCGGCGAACTGTCCGGCCTGATAACTGAACGTCATCCGAAATGCGATTGGTGCGGTGGCATGTGCCGGGTCGGCAAGGATGGCATGTGCCGGAACTGTCGTGTCAGGGAACGGCGTCGAACCGACCCCGAGTATGCGCAGCATCTGCGTGATCTGGCGAATCGGCGGAACGCTCGTAATCGTGAGAAACGTAATGAGTATGCACGCCGGTACCGGTCGGAGCATTTGGCTCAGGCTCGGGCTTCGGCTCGTAAGTATGCCGCCGCCCATCAGCGTGAGATGGCTGAATACCATCGCCGTTGGAGGTCGGAGCATCCCGAGAAATACGCCCAGTATGAGGCGAAGCGGAAACGTAAACGACAACTAGCCAAGGAGGCTATCAATGAGTGAGAAACCATTCTGGGCAGGTAAGACCCTTATGGAGATTCAGAATCTCGATAAGCGAGTCAAGGTGACAATGGAGAACGGAGACGTATTCATAGGGAAGCTCGTGCGGCGTTCCAGAGACACGGACGGTATATGTAGCCTTTCGATGCAACTCGACGCGCATCGAACATATTTACACGTGTTCTCGGCTGAATCATCTGATACGCAGCCCATCATTCCCAGTTACGTCGATACCGTCGAATTGTTGGATGACCCCAACTACGAGCGTATCGAGGAGGCTGATGACCTCCAAGAGAAAGATATTACAAAACCAAACCGAAGGAGACAACCAATGAGTGATTACAAGCAGCGGATGATCCGCGAACATCGAGAATTGCAGGAGCGTATCGGCAAGCTGGCGCACATGCTTGAGGGCTACGCGGAGGGCACGTTGGACTTCACGCCCGCGTGTTCTTTCCAGCTCCTTGAAAGCCAATTGTACGCGATGGGGGCATACGCGAACATCTTACAGGAGCGTGCGCGTATCGAACAGGTGGATTTGAACGCGCCTCTTGAGGGAGGTGAGTCTGGTGAGGTTTCACAGGATTAGCCCGTGTCCCAAGTGCGGGGGCAAGGTCAAGGCGAAATGGGAGCGGGACGGCGTGCAGGGGTTGCCTGAATACACGTTCTTTATCGTGATGTTCCGCTGCACTGTCTGTGGGCTCGGCTTCGAGGGAGGTTGTTCACGGAAGCCCGCCCCGTATCAGCTGCAATACAATATCGCCGCTTGGAACCGCATATGCAACGGTGATAAATGCTTCACGTTGACCTACATGAGTCAGGAAGACGGACGATGAAGTTGGAGACCAAGGAAGAATATCTGGTCGATTCGGCTATCGAGATGCTGTATCCGACCGTCACTTTCAATTCCTATGAGGCCGCTGTGAAGCATATCCACGAGACGCCGGGCACGTGGCGAATCACAAAAATCTATCGCACCCTACCAGTCGGCGAGGAAGTCACGGAGGCAGACGATGAATGCTGATGTGGAGCGGATTCGCGAGAGTCTGGGAGGCAGACGATGAGTGACAAGGCGATGCCGTTGGGCAAGAAGTTCAAGGTCCGGTTGACCATCACGCCGGAGGAAACCGGAACGCCCGTGGACATGCTGGGATTCACGTTCACCAGCGGCAAGAACGGGCATACGACACTGAACGCACAGTACAGCAACATTCCCAAACTGGTTGACGACGGACTCGACTCACTGTCGATTCTCGTGATCCTCAAAACACTGGAGATGTGGGCCCAGAAGGGATATGAGCTGTGCCAGCCCATCGTTCAACGATTTTACGGAGGCAGACGATGAGCTATAAGGCGAAGATATTCACCCGCGAGGAGTTTCGAGAGGTCGTCGCAGCCGCCATCTACGACTACGAACAAGCGCCCGCGAAATGCCTCTACACGACCAAGGATGCGGCAGACCAACTCTACGGCGAGTACGGCGAGGAAACCGAGGTGGAGGAATGAAACCACGAGTGTATGACGATTTGGTCCAATCCGCCGTCGAATTGAGTTGCTTCGGTACAGGCCAGTCAACCATCGAGGAAGGCCGAGCCGCCTATCAAGCATGGCTCAAGGAGCATGACCGGCAGATAGCCGAAAAAGCATGGGAAGAAGGGTATATCCAAGCCGTCAAGAACATGAATCCCATGCCCGGCGAGGAACCGCCCGAATACACGCCAAACCCATATCGAAAGGAGAACGCATGAACGAGATTCAGCTTACAGACCATTTGGTCGCGCATATCGGCGCGGAAGGCACCTGCGGCCGTTATCAAGCCAAAATCTGCGAAGACGGCAACTTCAGAGACTTCCTGTACGCCATGAGCCTCAAACGTCTCAAGCGCAAATGCGAGAAGTATGCGAAGCGTGAACGCAAGGCCATCGCATATGTCGCCACGCTCAAGGAGGAATCATGAGCGTAAGTAGTCTCAAAACGCGAAGAAGGAATTGAATTGAGCGGCTGGCGTGACAAGGCCGCGTGCCGTGACATGGACCCTGACTTGTTCTTCCCAACCACGTCCAGCGAGGAACGATTGGCGCTCAAGGCCTGCGCCCAATGTCCGGCGATATGCGAATGCGCACGGTACGCGGCGCAACACGACAGAATCAGCGGCTACCCATTGCAAGGCGTATGGGGTGGCGTGAACAGGAGCAGAAGAAGGAATCGAAATGAGTGACAAGGATATGGTCACGGTTTACGAACGACGTGACGGCAGCAAACCCGGATTATGGTCCGTGTACTGGTATTTGGGGTGGGACATGTTTTGCTCGTTCTCCCTCGCGGTGGGCATCACGTCAAAGAATACGATGATGGCCATTGTTCAAGCGTTTTGTCTGCTGGTTTTTCTTGGACTCACCGTCTGGCAGTTGAACCATCTGACTTGGAGCATCACCGACTATCGGGTGCGTATCAGCTCTAATTTGGAGAAGGGGGCTCATGTTGAGCAAAGCGAAAAGTAAAGCATGGCAACTGCTCATTGAAGACTCGAACCGTCCGGCAGAGGAGATTCGCTTGGCTACCGGACTTCGGGTCGATGTGATTGAGCAGATGCGCGGGGACGTGCAAAAACGACTACGAGACAACCCGGAGTTCTGATTATGAGACCGAGTTATCTGCCCGTCCAGTATGAGCATTGCCCGTACTGCGGAGGAATCTTGAACGTATTCGGGGACTGCGTGGACTGCCAGTTTCACGATGACCCGACTGAATGGTGGATGGACGAATGAGCCGACAGAAAGCCAAAGGCACACTGCTTGAATCCAAGGTGGTCAACTATTTGCGCGCCCGGTTGGGTGACAGCGAGCAGACGATACACCGTGAAGTGTTGCATGGGACGAAAGACCAGGGCGATATCACCGGTCTGCGTATCCACGGCCAGCCGGTCGTATTGGAGTGTAAAAACTACAGCACCTATACGGGGAGACTCAAGGAGTGGATGCAGGAGGGCCGTACCGAGGCGGGTAACGCTGACGCACCTTACTGGTTCGTCGTGTTCAAACAGAAGGGTCTCGGCTTGAACACGTTGTCAAGCATGGACAACCAGCCCGTGCTCACCGACTTAAAGACCCTCGCATTGATAGCAGGACATGGAATCATCGAAGGAGACGAAGAATGAGCTACGACCTGTTCATAGTGGACAAGGACTTGCCGGAACCGGAATGGTTTGACGTATGCGAACGGGACGGCGAGCATGTGCGGACCGCTCATGGCCATTATTTCAACTACACGTATAATCTATCCGCGTTTTTCACCGATTACAAGGTCAATCCTAAGCATGACCTGGACGGGTTGACGGCCGGGGAGGCCGCAGCCCGTATCGACAAGGCGTTGAAAGACATCTACTTGGAACCATTGTATGTTTTGCGCGGCAAATACAATCCGCCGAACTATTGGGGCAGCGTGGACAGCGCCATCGCATGGTTGAAACTGATATACGACTATTGCCGGGAACACCCGGACTATATCGTGAGGGAACGCTCCTAAGGGGAAATGATGGAAGATAGGAAACTCGTTGATTTCGCCCGTTGGCTGAACGATCATCCGGGCGAATGGAATCTTTGGCCGTATCTCATTCCCATACAGGCCGACCGCAGGGATACCGTCGCATCGATGAGGCTTGTCATGGAACGCATCAAAAACCATCAGTACGACGAGTTCCGCGTGGACACCGTATTGCTCGAATACGAACTATTCAACGGTTTCATGGGCTTCGATAAGGGCAGCGTGCATGAAAACGGTCTCGCGTTGAAGATGAGGCTCAAAGCATGACCGCGCGTGGAGATGACCGCAAACTCATGCATTGGATAGCCTCGCACGGCTACACGGTGGTACGCGCCGGCAGCGGCCACTGGAAGATATTCGATGACGGCGTGCTGCTCACGGCGACGAGCGGCACGCCCTCGGACTGGCGAAGCCGCCACAACTTCATACGAGATTTAAGGAGACGAACATGTTCAATCTAGCATCGAAGATTCGGCACTGCTGCCCCCTCTACGGATGTGTCCCGCTCATATTCGAATGGAGAGGCCGCTACATGTTTTTCTGCACCCACTTGGAAGCCCCTTATGCCGATACGAGAGAGGAAGCATGGGATAAGTGGTGCGGGATGGTTGAGAATATTTGGGAAAGGGACAGGAAATGAGCATGAGAGTGAGAACAACCTACTTGGCAAAATGTGACTACCCGGGCTGTTGCATGCAGTACGACTTCTGGGCAACGAGCGAGGAAAACGCAATCATGGACATTACCGACGACGAAGACTGGTTGTGCCTGTTCACAAATGATAATGAGCCGCGATTCTTCTGTCCACTGCACTTGCAATACGTGCAAAACTCACAGTATGACTGGCTGACCGTATTTTACGATTCCGACAACCCAGACACGCAAACAAGCTTGCACGCTCTAAACAAGTACTACGAGGATATGAGCACACCGCAACCACTGCCAAAACTGGAATGCGAGGACACCATACTAGCGATTCTCACAAGCGAGGACACGAAATGAGCAGACGATACAAGGCTTGCCCGATATTTTGGGATGGTCGCCCCCAAAGGCGTTACTTGGCCAATCTGGAGACGCTCAGAAGGCGGCTGGACGAGGGCTGGCGGGTTACGCGCGTGGACTGCCTCCCGACCGATACCAAGTCTGGCACCAGCGACACCACACTCATGTACATTCTTGAGAAAAGCGACGACGAACCAGAAACCATACACAGCTCAGAACAGTTGGACCACGAACGCCGCAAAGCATGGCGAGAAGGCTATGCCGCCGGTTGGAAAGACCATGAATGCGACTTCCCGCCATATACAAGCGGAAACCCATACAAGGAGACCAACAAAATCGGAAAGGACGGTGAGTGATGGGCGGATTGGATAAGGTCGAGAAAAGTTTGATTGTCGCACTGGTGGTATCAGTCGTTGCAACGCTCTTTCTGGCGGGATTCAGCATCTATTCGTACTGGTATGCGGGCACGCATCATGATTACGGCACGGAGACGGTCAGGACCGGCGACGTGACATGGGCCTGCCTGGCAGTCCCATTCGATGAACATGAAACCGAAACCACCAAGCAAAGCGAGGACGCGAAATGACGATTGACGAACTGCATGATTACTGCCGTTACCTCTTCGACGAGAACCATGTGCATGGCGTGCCTGACAAGTGGAGCGAAGGCTACGAGTTCGCGCTCAGCCTTGTCATGTTCAAGTGCCATGAGGGATTAACAGACGAAGACCGCAAGGCTGTAGCCGACTGGCGTGAAAAACATTGGAAGGACACGAAATGAGCAGGACTGATACCACCGCCATGCTGTCACAACTGGTGGAGAGAGGTAGACGATGAGCGGGACCCGCCGATATCGTAAGCTCTCCGCCGAGACGTTGGGCACGCTGCTGAGGCTTATCTCTGAGGATGAGTTGACGCCGAAGCAGATCGCGGAGCGCGCCGGAGTGTCGCGCCAACAGGTCTACGAGTACCGGAAGAAACTCAAGGACCGTGAGCAGGCCGCGCCGTTGACCGACATGTCCACGCTTGTGATTCATCAGCGAGTCGTCTTCCGCCCGGACATGCTCATCGAGAACCCGGATGACGTGAACGGGCCGAGCCTCATCGACCCGGACAGCGGCTTCGACTGTTCCCGATGCGGCCAGTCCATGAGCCGTGACTGGTTCACCATCGAAGGCAACCGAATCAAACCGGATTTCCGCTATTGTCCCGGATGCGCGGGCGTGGCTACCCCATACAGGGACGACACGATAAGCCCCGATGCGAGGGAGGCGGGCTATGAGTCCTGATGTGGAACGTATCCGCAAGCACTGTATGCGAAGGGCAAAGGGAGATGGGCAACTGGCGTGACAAGGCCGCTTGCCGGGACATGGACCCTGACTTGTTCTTCCCCGCCACGCGGAAGGAGGAACGATTGGCGCTCAAAGCATGCTCCACATGCCCGGCGATACGCGAATGCGCACGGTACGCGGCGGAACATGCCCTGATAAACGGCTACCCGCTGCAAGGCATATGGGGCGGCATAAACAGAAGCAGAAGCAAGAACTACAGGAACAACGAAAAGGAGATGTGGGAATGAGCATCGCAGAGGATGAAGCCGAGAAGGCGTATCCGACCCGCTACTGGAATGACGGTTCGGGCTGCAAGAAGGTTTTCGCTGCCAATACTGACGATTTGCAGGAAGCCTATATTCGAGGCCGCGAAGCGCCACCGTCTGACGTTGAGGTGGAGGCCGTGGCGAAACGGCTCTGCTGGGACAGCTGCGAATGGGATGGCGTCGATAGCTACGCGGTGAAAGACGAGGATGACGCATGGAATTATGCCGGTGAGATTCCCGGCTTCCATGAGGGATATATCAGACAGGCCAAGGAAATGCTCGAAATCGCACGGAAGGCGGTAAACGAATGAGTTGCATTGGCAAGGCCGCAACACTCGCCATCGCCGCCGCCGTACTGTTCTCCGTACTGTTCTTCGCCCTCGTTGCCTATCTCGGCTGGGCTGAAGAAACGGCGGACACCATCATCCTCCGCGACGGCAGCCGATCATACGCATGCCAGACCAGCAGAATCTCACAAGCGCCACACAACTGCAAACCAGTCAAGGAGAAATCATGAGCATCGGATACGTGGAAATGCGCTCACTGCGGCGAGACGGTGGGCACATATTACGTGACATGCCCCTACTGCGGGTACAAGCTCGACAAGCCGTAACCGTTCTTCCCGCTCTCCCTCGACTAGGACGCGAACCAGCCCGGAAAGGAGATTGACCGATGGCAAGGCGCGGATACGTGCAGCTCGTCAACGGCTTCTACGACAACGACAAGATACGTGACCTCGTGCGCATGGGACACGCCGATTCCGTTGGCATATTCTGCATGGCCCTCTCGTTGTGCGGCGACAGGCTCACGGACGGCTTCATATCACGACGCGCCTTGCTGTCGAACATCGGAGCCACACCGGAACAGGTGCGGGCGCTCGTGGACGAAGGCATGTTCGAGGAGGTCGATGAAGGCTGGCTAATCCATGATTACACCAAGCATAATCGCACCAAGGAGCAGGTATTGCACGCCCGCGCCGACGCGAAGGAACGCAAGAGCAAGTCACGTGGTCACGCCACTGTCACAAGCATGTCACAGCGTGACATCGCTGTGACATCGGGACAAACACCAGAACACCAGAATGAATTATCTAAAGATAATTCAACTCCCCCTACCCCCTCAAAGCCTGACTTCGATGGACTGCTCGACAGTCTTGAGCGTATTTACCCGACGAACAGGTTCGACGGGAAGACATCTCAGGCTCGAATGCAGTTGGAAATCGAATGGCCCAAGATCGTGAAAGCCGCTGGCGAGGCTGACCCGCGTGAGTTTCTTGAAGCCAAAACCCGAGCGTATGTCGGGGCCACCGAGGAACGGTTCGTGAAGACGTTCAGCCGGTTCATCGGCGGGGAACTGTACGCACGCAACTGGGAGAAACCCAAACCGGAAACCCCGAGTCCACGGCAAGTCCAGCCGGTCAAGTCCCGCAGCCAGCAGAATCTCGAAGCGAACATGGCGAAAACCTGGCAGTACATGACCGAGGAGGAGCGTGCCCGATACTCGCAGGGAGGTCTCAATGCTCAGCAAGGGTGAGGCGGCGGCGTTGTTGTCGCTGATTAACGCGCATCACGGCAACGCTCAGTGGGATGATGTTCAGCTTGACGCTTTTTATTCGGAACTGCGTTCGGATATCACGGCGGTAGAGGCGCGTGAGGCCGTTCGACGCTTCTACGCGGACAACAGCACGGGTCGCTGGTGCGGTTCCGGCGACATCAACGGCATCGTCCGCAAGCTGCGCAACGATACGAAACCGTCCGAAGCGCAGATAGGCCGGGAGTGCGAACGTCTGGGACTAGTGGAAGATCAGGCGTGGTTGTATCGCCGGCAGCGCATGATGGGCCGTTCCTCGGACGAGTCTCGACAGGTGGCGTTGGCCGCGCGTGACCCGCTGCGCTTGCCGCCCGCGAAACCCAAGCGCCGGCGTGAGGGTGGTGGTTTCAATCCGGGTTTGGGCGTGGCGTTGGACGAGGTTCTGGCAACACGCCGTCCGGCTGAATCATGACCGGTTTGATGGCATAATTGGGAGTTGCTGACACGTCCGAGACCTTCAAAAAAACCGAAGGTCAAGGTCACTATTGTCTTTTTCCACTGAAACTACGAGGCTCTGCCGCTACCACGGTTGCTGGCGGGATATCGTCACCGACGCGCCGTCACCGCTTATCGGACATGGCGTCGAACCGAATCTGAATCTCCTGTGCGACAAGCACGCCAGCCAGTTGACCGGCGACCTGCGATGGTTGGACCGCAGTCTGCCCGACCTGTGCGAGTATCGCATCAACCGCGCCTACGGGCACAAGAACGGTGGCGGCGGTCAATCCGGCACCGCTCCCGCACCGTTGCGCGAAGCCCTGCATGATCTGCTGTACGCGGACGATGACCACGGTTATCCGGGGTTGCAAGGCACGTTGTACGAGTGGATGCGCAGTCTGAAAATCAATCTGCCCGAGTCCACGCCACTGTCGGACATGGTTCACCGTATCGCCAATCATCCGAAACTCGTGGAGCATTCCAGCACGCCCGTGTACGCGGAACTGGTTCACAGTCTGACACGCAAGCTGCGTCGTTTTCTCACGGACGATGACGGGGAAACCGTATTGTACGGGCCATGCCCCGCCGACAAGTGCTTGGGCCAGCTTTCCTGCTATGCGGACGCGGAGACGGCGAAATGCCCGAAATGCGGTTTCAGTATGCCGGTAGCCCTCATCAGGGCGGAACGGGTGAAACGTCTCCTCCAATCGGAGGCGGTGAGAACCCGTGACGAACTGTTGGACATCATCAAGGCGTGCGGAATGCGCGTGAACCGCAGCACTTTGCGTAGTTGGATACATCGAGGCCAGTTGCCCCAGCAGGGCGAGGATGCGTACAGCAATCCGCTTTACCGGTTCAGTGACTTCTACCGTCTCGCGTCCGGCCTGTCGGAGGACGCGGACGTGTGGGAGATCATGCAGGTTTCGCAAAACCAATCCAAGGAAGGAGACGACAAGTGAGCAATCAGATTCAATCATTCGACTTCAACGGCATTCAGGTGCGTGTCCTAACCGACGAACACGGCAACCCGTGGTTCCTTGGAGCGGACGTATGCGCCATTCTCGGTACGGCCACCAACCATATTCGGGAATACCTCGATGCCGATGAAATCACCAATATCCGTAGTACGGATATTGCTCAGAACGGCGGCAAGGCACCCGTTTTCGTGTCCGAGTCCGGCTTGTACTCCCTCGTGTTACGCAGCCGCAAGCCCGAGGCTCGCGAGTTCAAACGCTGGGTGACGCATGAGGTGCTGCCATCGATTCGCAAACATGGCGCGTACATGACCGAATCGACTTTGGAAAAGGCAGTCACCGAACCCGACTTCCTTATCCGACTTGCCACACAAATCAAACAGGAGCGGGCGGAAAAGGAGAAGGCCCAAGCACAGGTCGAACGGATGCGTCCCAAAGCGTTGTTCGCTGACGCTGTGGAAACCTCGAAGACCAGCATCCTCGTGGGCGACTTGGCGAAAGTCCTGAAAGGCAATGGCGTGGATATTGGCGGCACGCGCTTGTTCGCGTGGCTGAGGGACAACGGATGGCTGATGAAAACCGGCAGCTCTCGCAACATGCCCACGCAGAAATCTATGGAATTGGGATTGTTCGAGATCAAGGAAACCACCGTGGTTCACTCGGACGGTCACACGACCATCAACAAGACACCGAAAGTCACGGGCAAAGGTCAGACGTTCTTCGTCAACAAGTTCCTCGGACACAGGGAGATTACTCAATGAGCATCAATCTTGGCACCACGGAAGTGGAATTGAGCTTGTATTCCAAGGCGCTTCAACTAGCCACGTTCACCGTGGAAGTCCCGGTGGTGGGCGAACTGGAACCGGGCAGCGTGTTTATAGGTGACGACATGCGACCATGCGCGCACGCGACCGTGATGCCGCCGCCCGACGGTTCCGTCGAAAAGGCCGTTAAAGCCGGGGTTTATGCGTTCCAGAAGGCGTTCAACGAGTCGATGGAATCGAGGAACGTATGAACTGGCTGAAACGACTGCTGCACTTGGAGGAGCCGGAACCGGTCGAAAAACCGGAACCTAAGCCACCGGTAGTGGAACCATGCCCCATCTGCGGACTCGTACCCAAACTGAAGCATGTGTGCGTCACCCGCAACTACCGCGACTACTGGCTGGAAAAAGACTCGTGGCAGCTCTTGGAATGGTGCGATCACGTCGAAAGCATCCTTTCGTTCGCCTCGTTTTTTGAAGACGAGAGTGTTCAGAAGTGGAATACCGGTTGCAGACGGTTGAAGGCAGTGGTTGACGAGCCGGTTCCCGAATGCCCCGCCTGCGGGGAGAAACCCGTCGTGCAAACAGACTCGGAGTCGGATATTCCCCAGCTTGTCTGCTCATGCAACGAACTGTTGAGCAATGTGGAGATAACAAACGTCTATAAGCGCAAACGCGAGTGGATACGTCGCTGCAATGCGTTGAAACGCAAGCAGGACAACGTGAGTGAAATGGAACAACTGATCGGAGAAACACAATGAACGGACATTATTCGGTTATCACGAATTTCGGCTGTCATTGGACATGCCCCTACTGCATCGTAAGGAAAACCGGATTGAACGTGCCGGTGACAGACATGCAGGCCACGCTGCGGACCATCAGCCGTGAAAGCGAACACCACCCCATGAGGTTCCTGAGCTTCAGCGGCGGCGGAGACCCCCTGTTCCCCATGCGCGAGCCGGAAGCATCGAAACGTGTCGCCTTCTACCGGGAGGCGATACACAGGGCCGGAGGCTGGCTCACGGAAACCGAGATGCACACCAGCTACTTCCAATGCGGACGCAACGTGGCTCAAGTCATGCAGCAGATCAGGTTCAACCGCGTGGTGTATCACATGCGTCCCACGAGCTTGTCCGATGACGTGGCGTTGGCATTGCCCCGCAAATGGTTCGACCGTCAGAAGGTACGTGTCGTGTACGTGGTCACCCCCGATTTCACGCCGGAGCGTATCGACCGGATAGCCGATCTCGTGGCCAGCAACAACGTGGTCGATGAACTGTCGTTCAGGCAGAAGGTCAACCCCGACAACACCATCGACCACACGTGCGAGGAGTATCTGAAGGCCGGCCATCAAAACCGCTGGTGGTACATCCAACAGGATGATTACAACACGTACGTCGTGAACGACCGGCTTTACACACGATTCAGCGATATCGGCAAGGAGGACCACAGGTGAGCAAGAAGATTCGCGTCGCATGGGAAGACCTACAGCCCGGCGACCTGATTCACGTCAAAGGCAGTACGAACGTGTACCAGTTCATCCGCTTTACGGAAAACAAGCGTCAGGCTGAGGTAGGCACTTCTGGAGTCTGCGCCGGTTGGGGAGGGCGGAAAGTCCGGGACAATGAAGGTAAAGTTCGTTACTGGTTCGAGACAGGCCCGACAGCTATGCTCGTGGTCTCGCTCCTCGGTTTCGCCTATGCCACCCGTCCCGCGCCTAAGAAGATTGGGCTGGCTGGCTATTACATGCCGTTTGATTCAGGTGAATACTGGCTGAAAACCTCTTTTGGCTGGTGTCGAATCCTTCTCGTTCTCAATAGGGTTGGCCAGCCCGTTCAGCCGTTAAGCGTGGGATGGTACGACGGAGAAGCGAGTCATTGCCGTACATTCTATTCATGGCACGAAATGGTCGAATGCCTCCACCCACGTGAACTATTGACCGCTGAGGAATACTACACGCGCAAAGCCAAGGGGGAACTATGACGACCATTCAGGCAGCAGGGCATGATCGCCTGCTGCAATGCGTGGGCCAGCTACATGATCGTGCACATGCTGACCGCTTCGCTGCATTTGGCCGCAATGACACCCGCATTGACGGAGCAGCTGAACCATGCGCGCAAAACCATTCACGGCGGGCAATGAGCGCGATCCCAATCATCCTGTTCACGCTCCTACTGGGGGCCGTCGCCATCATCGAGAATCGGAGAAAACATTGACCAAGGAACCTGAGACGCTGTTTCCCCATCAGAGGTGCATCATCGACCTGACCGAGTTCGCGCACAAGGTCAGCGTGGAAGTCCGCGTGTACGATACCGAGGAAACCATGCGGAGAGCCGCCTGCATCGACTCGGTGGAATCCTCCATCGAATCCGATGACCTCGACAGGCCGATTGGAGATGCCGCGTTCGAAAACGGTACAGCCGGAATCACCCTCATGCAGTCCGCGACAATCGACACGCAGACCAATGTGGTGAAATACGGGAACTCCCCCATGTGCGTGATCTATTTGAGCCGCGAACACCTGCTGCCGCATATCGTCAGCCATGAATGCGTGCATGCTGCGATGGGCTTGTACAACGCCGAGATTCTCGGATACCGACACAAGGCCAAGGCATGCAAGCACATGACGGTCTCAAATGAGCTTGTCGCATACGTGCAATCCGAACTGTTCCGCTGCACGATGGAATTTCTGGACGGAGCCATCAAATCGGCAAAGGAGGAATAAGAATGCCGCCCTAGTGTGCTTCCACGAGAGGCAGCGGCGTCTTATAACACGCCTATCATAGCTTGAAACCCGTGAAAATCTATTTTTTATTGATCTTCACGGGTTTCAGTGAATGAAAAGCATGTTTTCGTATAATCGGGCCCACGTTTTCCACTTATCCGTCAAAGACCGGCACGGGAATCGTATTCGTATTCGTCATCTTCCATACCAATGAATATCGGCTCCACACCGAACATGGCCTTGAACAGTTCACGTGCGAACACATCCACTTCCTCTTTCGTAGGCTTGTGATCGTATTCCGGCCACGTGTTGAACCCATTCCAATTGCGGTTTATCGGCCATGCGCCTTGACGGGTTTCCAAACGCCATTTTCCGCTGGGCATGTGGACGATGGTGGTTTTGATGGACATGATAGTTCCTCCTGAAAGAATATTCGGGCATGACGAAACATCATGCCTCTTGTACTTGGTTCGCTAATTCCCAGAAGGCCACAAGAGAGTCCCGTGGCCTCCAGTGTATCAGTGTTTTTCGTATTCCTTGCATAGGTCGGCGGCGAACTTGGCGAGATTATCGGGGGCAAGCACATAGTTCTCCCCGCTCTCCCCCGCCTCGTCATAGTATTTCCACACCTCATGCAAGGCGGCTCTCATACGTTCAGCGTCCATTGATTACCTCCTGATTCCAGCCCAACATGTCGCCGGTCAGCCATTCGCCGCCACTCGAAACACGCGCGTACAACCACGCTTTATAGCCGATTCGAGCCGCCTTATCGTGTTCCAGCCATGCTTTCAGCCACGTGAAACGTAGTTTCCAGCCGGGTATGCGTCGCCACAACTCCTTGTTGACGGCGGGGTCGAAACGCTCATAACGGTAGATTGCGGTAATCAATTCGCCCACTTTCTCTTGACATGAGAGCCGTCCTCGTAATCGGCGCTGACCATATCGTTGTCCAGTTCGTCAATGTCCAACAGGTCTCCAACGCCGTTTTCGTCAACCCAGTCGCTCAACTGGTTGAACGTCAAGCCTTTCGGCGCGGTGACGTGACGCTTCTCGATCTGCGTCACGCGCTGGTAAATCGTGTAGACTTCGGTTTCTTCATCCATGATGGAAACTCCCTTGTTATTGTCCGGTAAAACGATTAACGGGACAATAGACAGCTCTAAAGTCCCGTCTAAATGCTGATTTATGCGAAAACCGCACCATAGAAAGCCCTATGATGCGGTTCTAAATGATGGTTTCTATAAGAATGACCCCATAGAACAAGTCCATGAGGCCATAAAAACGATAACGGCTATACGCTCCGCCTGTATGGTGGAATGTCCAATGTGGCTTTCAACCCGTCGTTAACATGCTCCGCGTCCCTCAACGAGAGTCGTCCGAACCATTGCAGCAGTTCGCTCCTGTTGAAGTAGAAGCGTTGCGAACAGCGCACGAGCGACGGCTTCAACAGCCCCTCGGCCTTCCAGTCGAGCAGCGGCACGTCACCGGCCTCATCCCAATCAGTGTTGCCGGTTATCTTCGCCACGATACCCGACACCAGATCGCCGTCAACCTCGGTGATAACCACCGGGCGCGGCTTGCCGATACCGGGATGGTCGGGAAACTCGACCCACATCAGCCACACGTCATACAGGCGCGGTTCACTTGGCGTACTGGTCATAGACGCTATCCTCCGAATCATCCCAATCGGCGGGCAGTATCACATGGCCCTTCTCCGAACGCTCGAACATGTATGCATTGTGAACAGGCGGCACCGGATAACCGTCCGGCGTGTGTCGCGTCGGCCTGAACGGTAACCCGTTGTCCACCAGAGACTGGCGTAGGAACATGTTGACGGCGGTGCTCAGGCTCATGCCCATGGAATCGTAGAGCGCGGCGGCGCGCGCCTTGACGTCATCATCGACATTGGCTACCAGCTTACCCATAACAACCTCCTTAATGGTTAACAGATGGTATCAATCATATACCATATTGGGTTAGGAATGAGATATGAGTTTTCACCAGTAGATTCTGATTTCAGCGTCACTGCCAACCCAATTGTCAGGCAAAGCGGGGAACACTTCGCGCCACTCGGGTGTGAGACCATCCCGAAACTCGTCGTAATCATCCAACGAGAAATAGTCGCATTCATCGTAGCCATCGTCATGGCTGACACCTGATTCCAGCGCGTCCAGCATGTCAACCATATCCGAAGTGGCATTCGGATACAGCCACGTATGCACGGTATCCTCATGCCTCCAGCCTTTCAGCGGCGTCGAATTGCCATAAACGGTGAGCTTGATTGAAGCGCTCATAATAATCTCCTAAAGAAATATTGATTTGGCTTGTAGCAAAAAATGGGTTGCCGCCCAGCGGAAGTGAGGAAAAAGCTGGACGGCAAGAACTTAGAACAGCGGCAAAGCAAACCGCTTGTCGGGCAGATCGGTGGCGTTCAACGCCGCCAGAATCAGGTCAGACGTGTGGAGTGGAATGTTTGCGCGTACCGCCGCGATATTATCCGGCGTATACGCATAGCCAGAGGACTCCAGAACCTCACGAATCTTGCTAGTGGGTATCTTGACTTCCATCATTCCCACCCCAGCATGTCGTCGATGCACCAGCCGATAGCGCACTCATACCGGTCATACGTGGTGGAATACTTCTGTGAGAACGCCTCACGCGCCCTCTTGTCGAGCATGTCCAACGACAAACCGGTTTCGGCTATCTGCTGTTCCGCAGTATCGAAGTCCGGCGCGGTGTATGGCTTGTCCAGCTTCAGCATGGCACGACGGCGTAAATCATCGATAAAACCATGCTGGCAGTCGAAGATATCCGCCACGCTATCCGCGTTATCGGCGGCCATCTCGTAAGCCGCCTGCAACAACAGGCGTACGGCTTTCTCCCGAATCTCGCTCATGTCACGCCGCCTTAACCCACTTGTCGCGGACGGTAGCCACGTAATCGGCCACCGCCTTTTCCAACTGCCTGTCACTGCCACGCTCATAACGGGCACGGTAGGCGACAACGCACCTGCCATTGGCCGAAGCAACGTAGGCCACCTTGCGGCCCTTGCTGGTACGGAAGTGACGGATAGGGCCCAAACCTTGCAATTCGGGGCATTCCTTAGCCATCATCAGGTCAGGCATCGTACAATAGGAGACGGCGAAACTGTTCACCTTCGGCGGCACTTCGGGAATCTCCTGTGTATCCGGCGCGGGTTCATCATCCATGAACTCGTCTTCCAATATCGCGTCCTCGGGCATAGGCACCGGCCACTGAACATTGCTCGTGAAGCGTTCCTCCTCACACTTCCAGTTTGCATCGATCGATGGGTGCGCGACAATGCCGCCAACCGTTTTAGCGTCCATTCCGGTAGGTACCGGCACCGGCACTGTCTTCATACGCTCGGAATCGGGTATGAGCATCCAACCATGCTCAAGGTCAACGGAGCTTGACCTCATGCCATTCAAAAAGTCCTCATACTGGACTCCCTTGGCCTGAACATTCCACGCCGTGCCCTGCGAAGTCTGGGAAAGTGACCAGACTCGTCTAACCCGAGCGTTCACATACCGAACATCATATTTCGAGCCATCCTTGCGCAACCGCACCCACATGCCGCTCACGGCATTCACGTTACGCGACGGGTCATTGGTCAGCTTCTTCATTTTGGTTTACCTCACTTGTAAAGATTCGATTTTGATTGATTTTCTGGAATGAGTAGGCGGCTAGAAGACTCTCAGCATTCACCCTCTTCGGTGGCTTCGGTGTAGAAAACGTCGTCCATTTGGTCATTGTTGAAACGCTCATTGATGTAATCGGAAATTGCCTTACCGGTATCGTCTTCGTTAATTAGCTGACTAATGCGGGTATGGCTCACACCGTTACCGTCCAAAATGTAAGCGTCTTGCGCCCAACCATCTTCATGCTCGAAAGCCTTGTTATATTCGGTTTCCGTCACATATCCCCAGTCGCCAAGGCGATAGATGCCCTCATAGGGTTGGAAACCGTCATAGCGCGTCAATGGCGATAGTTTTTCGTCAACACGTTCCACCATGTCGGCAACATCTTTAACGGTAATGGACATTTTGAATCTCCCTTAAACAAGAGGGGCACGGCCACAACGCCATGCCCCACAACGATTTATTAACGATGGACTCGCACCATGTAGCCCCTACCCCACGGGACTAGCTCCACGGGATAACCTTTGGCCTCATAATGCGATTGAGTGGCAACAGCCACGGGAAACGACTTGCAACGGTAATGGTCAATCATGGTCGATCACTCACCCATATACGCAACTGGGTTAAGTTGCATGCCGATACGCCGCCATGCCCTGACCAATTCGGCGGTAGGCGCGTACCGTTCGACAGCCGACCGGCTACCGTCGTACCGTGCGGCCATATCATTATCAAAACCGATAACAGTATCGGCCATGATATGACGCGCCTCTTTCGACGTGATGGCCTCACGATGCCAATTGCCATCAAACACGTCGTCGGCAACCCAAGCGTCACGCTCAGCCCTCGAATCAAACACGTAGAGGCCACCCGGCCATGACCCGTCATCCCATGTCGTGCCGATACCGTAAACCCAGCGGAAAGCGTAGAAGTAGCGTGCCATCATGCCACCTCGCCATCGAAGTGACGTTCGGCGGCTACCGCGTACAGCACGTCATGCATGGTGTCGGTACTGTAGCCATTGATATTGGTGACAACTTGCAAAGTCTGCTCGGACACACCGTAATCATCTTTCAGCGCGTCCCACATTTCCTCAATAGACATTGTTGAATCTCCCTTGAATTGATGAAGCGCGGAGACAGCCGCGCGACTGATTGAATCTGATTGAAAGACTTAGTAGCGTTCGTCGATTAGAATGCCGTCTTGGTAGATGTACAGTCCGGTACCGCGTCCGTTGCCCATTCGAGCACTATCCCAGTAGCAGAGTCCAGCTTGACCCGAGCCGTCTTCGTTCTCACATTGCGGGATGTTCGCGGTATCACTACCGCAAGCGGACAGGGTGAAAAGTGTGATTAACGCGGCTGAAGCCGCCAGAATTTTACGCATGGTTCCTCACTTCCATGTGAGGCGTGCTAAGATAGCAACGCCTCAAATTACCTCACTTCTAATAATTTGAAGCACCGCCGCCGAAGGGCCTAATCTTCGGCGGCACTACTTTTATTCGGGCCACCCGTCCGTGAGTTCATACGGGTGGCAGTTGAGTGCCCGGGATAATCGCAATGCGTTGTCAAGCGTCATGCTGTGGATGTCGTACTGACCACACTCATAGCCGCTTATCGTCGTTCTTGCTATCCCGGTTTGCTTGGATAGCTGGACTTGCGTTAGTCCGGCTTTCTTTCGCAGTTCCTTAAGTCCCATAGGCTTACCTCGCTTTATGTGACGCAAGCCCAATTATGACATAAAATTATGTCATTGGCACGTATTGAAACACTTTTCATTTATCAAACTTGCTTTTGTCTTGCCCGATGGGGCTTGATGATTGATAGAATACTCTATCATTTCAGTTTAAACAAATCGGCGTGTCGGAAAACCAGCACGCCGAACAGCTCACACTGACGCGAACTCACGCACCAGCGCGTGCCGCATGATGTCATCAGCGGACACGCCACGACGTTTAGCGACGGCATCCAACATGGCCGACATGTCAGCGCTTAACGAAAACGTCCGACTGACAGCATCCGCCTGAGCGACAGGAACGACAGGCCCGGAATACACCGCACCCGGCCTTCCGCCGAACTCGCCGTTATCCGCATCGTCGGCCCACTTGTCCAACATGTCATCAGTGACCACACGGCCACCCTTCGCAACAAAAGACATGACACTTCCTCCTTTACAAAAGTTTCAGTTCCCGCAGCACCTTCGGCGTCGCACGCATGGCATGGAACACATGCCAACGATCCGACTCATCTAGTACCGCCACCATTTCCAGCAAACGCCCGTACTCGTCGTATCCAACCGCCACATAACGCAACGGGTCGGTATCCTCACGCGCCATAAACCGCACGACGTTCGACCATGCCACGCGCACCGAATCAGCGGACACGTCGGGATGTCGAGTCTGGATACGCGGGTCAACGACGATATCGCCAACCGGCACGGCTCACCACCTTTCGATATAACAGGTTCCAGCGTATCCCGTCCACCTTGGGACACGCTATGAGTGCCTAGACTATGGGATAAACCCAGTGAGCTAGGCCGACTGCACACAACGCCTACAGTCGGGCGAAGAATTGATTAGGGCACGCGCCCGCCTACTTGGCGGCGCTTTCTTTCGGCTCACTAGGAGCCTCAGCAAGCGCAAACATCTCGGATAAATCGTTAGCCATCTTGCGCCGCCCCAACGCACGTAACCATTTAACGGCCATCTCTAACGTCATGTTTTTTGTATCGAGATGCCCATTCTTGTACTTGGATACCGTGGTACGAGGTATGCCGATTTTATCGGCTAACTGTTGATTATCCAGATTCTTGCTGTCTTGCAATTCCCTGTAGTCCATGGCCCACCTCGCTATCTGTTTCAGTGGGCCTAATTATACCTTTGGCTTATTCGCAGACGGAGTTTCTGATGCCATCGCGCCGCGTTCTCTCAGCGGCCCCCGCACTACTCGCAAGACCTCTGCCTTGCTTCATTATCCCTCACCAGTCCTTGACTGGGTATCGGTAACACTATTCAATTCTCAAACTCTCATGTCACTCGGGATAGCTCTCACCTATCACCGGGACTTCGTGCGCCGCTGGGACTCGAACCCAGTACCCGCCTATCGGCGGCGCTGTCAGTAGTTGAGCTCGGCCCACACTCGGTCGAACTTGCGGTAGAGCTCGGCGGGGTATTCCTCGTTGTCGTCCATCTCGATACCGAGGGCTATGGCCGTGATGTCCAGCACGTTGTCATAGGTGCAGGGCTTGCATACCGTGGCCAAGTCTACCGCCGCTCTAAAGGCTTTGGCTTTAATCTCCGTGGTGTTCATCTCGGGGTTCCTTTCTTGGTGTTCCGTGGTTGATGGCTATCACTATACGCGGTCCAATACTGGAACGCAAGTCAATAGCGATTGAACCACCCGTAAACCATTGCAAACACTAGCTTCACTCGGCGTGTCGAAACCACGGCAACACGACAAAAAACGACAAACCACACATAGTGTTGGGTTGCCTGACCACACACCATGTGGTCAGGCAGAGAGTGACGGCCACGGCCACTCATGCACCACGTCCCAGACTCACAGCATGGCCACGCGACGGCCACACCACACGGCCACACGCGGCCACGTCACGGCCACGGCACGGCCACACGGCCACACCCGGCAATCAGACACGCCCGACCAACCACAAACACAGGGGGGTGGAGAAGCCCCACCCCGGCAGAACGTCAGGGCCGCACGGACAATGGTTCTGCTCGTGAATGATCTGCTGGGCTGTTTTTTGAATTAGCGTTTCATTGGTGGTGGG